GGGGGGCCAAGGGACTGCGTTGGTTTTACGCGCGCGCTGCAGTAGACGCACACAATCGACGTTTGATCGAAATTCAAGCCCGTATGGTCGGGCAACACCCTCAGCGCGTCAGCGCCGCACTGAGTGTACGCAGCAATAAGGGACTAGGGTAGGCAAGGCTCGTCAAGCCATACGCTCGCTAAGCGCCCTGGCCGTCCAGGTGCATGACTACACCCAGACAGTAGCGGGTTCGGCAACCCAGTCGACGCAAGCCTGGTAGAACACGCCACTAACGTGGAGTGCGCCAGTCAAGCGCCCGGCACGGCCGAGAGCCCCAAAGAATTCGCGAGTAGTGAGCACATCAATGCCGAGCATGGAGGAGAAGAACTCCTCCGCGTACGGGTCGGCCGACGGCATGTCCGCGGGGGCGACATGCCGGATGCTGCTCACGCCCAGCTCCGCCGACCCCTGCGCGGCCCAAAAGTCGAGCAGGGGCTGGAGGAAGGGCAGAAAACACCACAGCCCCTGCAAAGAGGCCGCGGTGGCGGCGAGATCGTCGCGGGCCCGTTCACCTCGGAATTCGTCAGTGACAGACCGAACCACCATGCGCACAGGATTGGGCGCAAAGCAGTTGGTGATGAGAACACTGGAGCGAAACCCCGGGATGTTAGGGACGAACTCGGCACACGGGAAGTTGACCATCTGGCAGAAGATGACATTGGCCAGGGGCGAGGTGGTGCACTCGATGCTGAACCCGGCTGCGGCATACGCGCGAGCCAGGATCTCTTCCGACGGGCGGTCACGAGGAAGGGAAAAAGCAAAGACCCCGATGTTGGCGGCCACGATGGTGTTCTTGAGCCAGGTCTCACCATCGCCAGACGGGTTGAAGCCCTGACCGTCCCACCTGCCGCCGTCAAAGCGCACCCGGATGGTGCCCTCGTTGGCGAGCAAGGCGTCGACACAGGCATTGTCCCACTGCGCAGCCACCGTGCACCCGCGCGTCCGCAGACCAGCCTCAAGCTGATCATTGAACACCGCGGTGGCGGTGACGTTGAAGTGGGCGTCCATGGAGGCTATGTCGACGGAGTGGAAGCGGTCCCCCTCCCCGGCAAAGTGGTACACGCCGTCGTCACCAAATGGGATAAACCCATCGGTGTCGTCGGCACGCATCTTGGCCAGGGCGGCAGAGTAGTAGAGCGGGGAGGCCCGCGCCGGCACGTAGACCGGTGTGCCCCGAAAAGCCCGCTTGATGAACCGCGACCCCATGTTCTTGGTGACGCGGCCCACAGCGACAGTGCGCTTGGGGCGGTTGGGGATCACGAGCCGGCCGCGAAAGCCGTCAGTGAGGGCACCACCGGGACCCTCGATGGTGGGCTTGCCGGCTTCGCGCTTGCCGAAAGCACCACGGGTGAGGTCCCGGTTCTGAAGGCCAAAAATGGTGAGGTCGTCGGCGGCCTCCCGAAAGATGCGGGTGGCACCCACGCCCCTGCCCTTAGACCAGGCCCGCAGCGTCATGGAGGTGAAGCCACCAAACTTGTCGGCGGCAATGCGTGCGCGTACGCGATCCGCACACTCCACGAAGGCGGGGGTGTCCTCGTTGGGCAGGGGGCGGTCGACCACGTGCCTGCTGACCGCCGCCTGCCTGTTCTCGAGGGCACTGGTCGCGGGAACGAGGGGCGAGTGGGGGCCAGTGAGACCGTGGCTGTAGTAGTTATGCGCCGGGAAGTCGCCAAGCGGGGCAAGAGCGACGAACCGGCCGCACCCCTTGTCGGCGGCAAGGGGCATGTCGCCGATGCGAGCCGGCTGCCACACCACATACGTGGGCAGCGCGACAAGCACAAGGGTGCT